CCCAAGTCGTGGCCTTTGATTCCCACTCTTTCACTTCCTTGGCATACTTATCCTCCCACTGCTTCTTTTCATGCTCAAGCTGCTGCTCCTTTGACCGAAAGGTCTTTTGCACCTCATCCAATTTTGCTTCCAATTGGGCACGTTGATCATCAGTGAGATTTTTGTTTTCAAGTGCTTCCTTATACGCGCTAGCCAGCTGCTCGTATTTCTGCGAGTGTTTTCGTCTATCTTCTGCTAGAAACTTATTTACATCATCCTGCGTGAACACTTGTGGATCACCCTTTTTGCCTTTGTCACCATCGGGATCACCACCATCACCCTCACCATCACCATCAAAGCAAGCCAGTACCAGTTGCAGGTCCAAAATCTTTTCTATCATCTTGCTAACTCCTAATTTGCCCTACTAGATATTACGCACACCACGGCCATAGGTCACTCCGTGTCATGCACCCCTCTCGGGTTAACTACTACGATCCAAATACATTTGCCGACCATCACGTAAAAATGGTTTCAAAATTCTCCATGCCAACGCACTAGGAATACCATGAATTAAATGTTCGATTGGTTGCTGCTCTCGGTTGTATACTGTACGTACTCCAGCAAAACCCTGTGCTTGTACACCAAGATTTTCTAGCTCAATATCAGGCTCAACGCCATCAAGCAAAGCATAGGCAATCTCATAACACGCCGTTTCAATGTCAACCGGCACCGTGGTGTCTGAATCTCTAGGAAACTCCAGCTCTTGGCCAACTTCAGCGGCTCGAATTTCCGCAGCTGTCGCATCTTCATTTGCTTCTAAGAGCAAGTAAACAGCATTCTTTCTTCCTTTATAATTCAACCTATCCATGTACCTTGTCGCAGTATAGAGTGCTTTTAGCCTCTCGATAGCCGACGCATCATCCCACGCGCTCGAATGAAGCCGGGTTGCAAAGTAATCAGTGCCTTCAGCAACTGTACCGTAATAGCTTGCCATTAGCGTGCCTCTTTGCCTTTACCACGTACAGGTACTTCTGTGGAACCACTTAGTGTAACATCTCGACTTTCTTGTTTTTCGGCTTTTGCGCCCGCCGCAGGATCGCCCGATAAATCCCCAAGACCTCGTGCAGCCGGATTTTCCCCCGACTGACCAAAACCCTTAGTCTGAGCAATTGCAATACGTTCAATTCGGGCCAAATGATCTTTTTGAGCCTGTTTGTACTCATTTTCATTAAATCCAAGAGCTACAGATGCCCCCCCAAAACCTTGTTCACGCGCCTGTAAAATAATCTCGGGATCACTTGTCGTATAATTTGCTACCTTAATCTCAGTGTTAATTGTCTCCAAAGTGTCAACTGAAACCCGACCTGCCAGCAATGAGCTGACAATTGCCCTCGCTAACTCACGCTTGATAGTGTGGCCAGGAATCGCGTACATTAAATCTGACAACTTCTTGGCTTCATCCAGTCGGGTCATATCTGATTTTAAACTGTACCGATCTGGGTATTTGATAGTAGGTACAGATCGTCGTGACGGTACACGCGCCTCATATGCAGCCCAAAATTCTGCCAACTTTCGTTCACTGTTTTCAAGTACCAACCCAATGAATGAAAGTCCAGCCTCCAACCCTTGATTGTCCACATCTTTTGCTTCGGCCGAAATTGGCCGACCAACCTTATTAGCAACAGCCAAGTTTACCAACTTCCGCACATCATCTTCAAGTTTTTCTTGCAGTTTAATAGACGCCTCAAGAGGCTCTGGTGATGGATGAATGAAGCCAGGTCGATCTGCTCTGAGATCATACGCCCGTCCATGTGTTGCTCCAACTTTAATCTCACTATCCGCCCCTGCCTGCCCACCCGCACTCGCCGTGCCATCTTCCATTGTTGTGTGCTTTAGATGATCGCCAACACTTCGCAAATCACGCTGCTCAGTGTAAAATGGATAGTTGGCTTTTAACGCATAAGCAACATCGCTCGAACCTAGATTTAATAGCGCCACTTGATGCTTGCACACATCCTTCAAGACACTCTCACCAATATCCAAAATTGTAAATGGGATTCGCGTTAACTCAAGCTCAGTCGGATCGAGTCCGGCCGTCTCAATACCGTTTCGATCTACCGGGCGACCGCTTGCATTATAAAACTGCACATTTACCAACTTTGTGTTTGGGTCGATATAGACATAGCGAAATCGCTCAATAGTACCCATAGGCAGCTCTGCTGGCAGATTCAAGTTATAGTCCGCCGGATTATAGTATTCAACCACACGATCACGCAACAATACCGCACTAAACTCAGTTGGTTCCTCAGGCCGCGCACGTCGCCATGAGAGAATATCTTCAACTGAGTACATGTACAAATATGGACGCACATCCCTAGTATCAGCCAACGTATACCCATCCACAACGGGCATGTCAACATACACCCCAACTTTCCCCATAACCAGAAGCTCGGTCAAAAGATCATAACCAACAAACGCAGTCATATTTGTACCACACATATCGACCCCACCATTCATACCTTCAACAGCCTCTTGATAGGCTCGACTTCCACCACGGCGGGTGACATCACGCATGCGCTGAAAAATTGCATTACGAATATCATTCACCGCTGCTTTCGCAAACGCAGGTACAGGTGTAATCGCTCGTCGATTCTCAAATTCAGTATCCGATTCACGGGTAGAGAATTTGCGAAGATACCTGAGCGTATAATCATCGCCACCCTCATAGGTTAACCGCCACCTCTCCCAGAAAAACTGGTCCTTGTAGTAGTTTGGGTGTCGAATATCAGTGACTAGTTTCGTAATCGCCATTATAGAAACGCTCCAACATTTATTTTCATTATAGGAACGCGGCTATCGGTTTATTTAGTGTGTAACTCGCAGCCAGTGGAAGCGAAATTTCCGCATAGTTTATCGCATGACAAAAGTGATCAGGTCCGGTCTCGATATACTTAGCTACCGGATTGCCTGTGGAATCTTTCACATATGTTCTAACAACAGACTTCATATGTTCTCTAAACTCTCTGCTGAGATCCCTTGGCAATGAAATTCTCTCTGTATGAAAACGTCCCAATGCTGCATCCAGCCACGAAGTTCGATCAACAGTAGCAATTGGTGTTCCTAGTTCATCTGTAGAGATCGCTATTTCTTTGCCAGTAACACCTCGTCGATATCGACATAAAGTTACATACCCAGGAAACCGTCTTGCAAATCGCCGCGCATCATTGATTTGTGGGTCAGCATCAATTACACAGTGCAAGATTTGCCACTCTCGCATTAAAAGATCTAATCGATCAAACTCAGATCCAAGTAATGTACCTTCCCACAATAATTTTGCAACTGCCGCAACATTTAAATCCCGATTCATCTCCTTTATAAACCACTCCGTTACCGCCACATAGTTGACGCGCCCTTGGTCAACCCCCATCGTAATAAACCTCTCACCACCTCTCTTTGGCCGTTCCTCATTTTTAGTGTACAGCCTGATGCATTTGTCGATTACTTCATCTGTAACCTGAGCACCTTCGCCAAGATGTGGCCTCCCAAGTTTTGAATTTTCAAATTCAGTCGCTGCTGCTTCATCACCTTGCCCACGNACCACGAAAATAAGCTGAAACAATTTCGCCAGGAGACACAGTATATGAGTATAACTGATTGACATAAAAGGATCTATGCTCTTGATCACAATCTGTTACAGTCGGATGCCATTGTCCTTTTGTTAAATAGTCTGGTTTTGCTTCATGTACTAATTTATGTTTGCATTCTTTACACTTAATGAATGATTCTTTACATCTTGGATCATTTACATGTTCGCCAATAATCTCGATGCAATCGGGCCACGTAAATTCAGTCCATTTACCACAACAAGGACATTGAAATATCCAATGTTCCTGCGTACCTAATAAATATAATTTATGAACTCCATATTTAGGAATTGTTGGCGTTGAAATTGCCCAAACATTCTTCTCAACATGACCGCTCAAACGTTCTAAAGCCAACCAAATTTGTTTCTGATCCATTTCATCCACTTCATCAAGAATCAGTGTTGAAATTGGAATTGACTTTAAATTACTATCACCTCTTGAACCGCGAATATACAAATTTACTCCGCCAGCTTGCTTTAATCCAACTGTATTTGTATCAGTGAAAATATCTTTCAAATATTGGCTATGTAATAATGCTGTTTTAAAACGTGCTTTACTAAAGTCACTTGCATTTATGCTCGTCGGTAAAACATAAAGTACATCTTTCTTTAAAACATCAACAGTAAACAATGCGCGATTAATAGCAACTTCTGTAATACCAAGTTGTGCCGCTTTCATAGCGGTATTAAATGAAGCTGTTGAATCACTAATTCCACGACACCAAGGATGATATGTAAATGAATATTGCCCTGGAAAGGGTTCACCCATCACACGCCGACGTTCTGACCACCGCGAACAAGTCGTAGTAGTTCGACTTCGTAAACCGGCTACAAGCGCTTCCTTGATTTCGCGTATTAGATCGTCTTTCATGCATGTTTGAGCATTATAGTTTTGCGGCTGATATTTAACAAAATTTGCTGGCACTCACCGTCATTGCAACATCTTGTCAGCCGCTATTAGTCTCAGGTTCTTTCAAAAATAGTGGTAGTAACATAAGAAGTAACTTCAAAATCTTATCCCAATTCTCAATTAACCAGTCAAAAATAGCTTTAATTATGTTACCTGTCTTAGGCACATTAGCCATTGTATACTTTTCGACTTCATCCATTAAATCAACTTCCTCACCATTAGGCTTCTTACGGCGAGGATGACGAACCGCCTCCCACAATGTATTGTATTCATCAATTGATAACTTGCCGGCTTTATAACTTGAAATTAAAGCACGGCGATAAATAAAACGAAAATGCATCTTCTCACCAGATTTCATATTTAATCGGTTTAGGTAACACTGATCGCAACTGTTCCTCACTCACTCTACCAACAAATTTCGCAATTTCTTCGTTACCACGCAAAACGATTATTGTTGGTAATAATGTAACACTATATTTCCTAGCTACTTCACGACTATCATCAAATTCAATAAACTCTATTACATAGCCTTCATTAGAAAGTTTCTCCATAATTGGACGCATTATCCTACATCCACCACACCATTTTGCTGAAAAATATAATGTCTTTACAGTTAACTCATTACTTGAAAAAACTTTAAGTGCGCCGATGCCAACGAGGCCTCCAACAGGCTTCCAACTAGGCTTCCGAGGCCTAACAGGAGGATCAGGTACAATACTATAATTCGATACTTCTTTAGCACTCTGGTCCTCTTTTTTCTTTAATACCTCAGTTGTATCAGAAAGAATCTCACCAAGTTCTCGGCCTTTTTCATCCCAGTCAATGGGCTTTTTTGAGATAAAAAGTGAAAAAAGAATACCTCTGAGCCATACAACAAACCGACGCCAATTTCCAAACATAACCTCTCTACCTATATAAACGCCATTTCACATTAAAATGTTCATAAAATATCAAAAATTCCGATTATATTACCATAAAATATAGTCCTGTCGAGGATATCCGGCATAACATGATATGGCAATTGAATCCCCTTGGCGGCACATCCGGTCAATAACCGCAGCATCGACCCAGAAGCTCCCAGCAGGTTGCTCATGGCGTGTCGGGCCACTGATCCAATCGCCCCAGCTGTTGCATAGTAACCCTGCGGGTCGCTCAAACTCGTCGTCCATTCCGGCCAGAAGCATCGAATGGTACCAAGGGGAAATGCTTGGCAACAAGAAGCCATCTTTATCACGTCCAAAACGTGTTTTGAACCCCTGCGAACTGCAAAGAACCACCGGGTAGCCGTTGTACAAGCAATCCCTCGCTTCCTCCCAAGTTTGAACTAGGGCCACCCAACCAACCGGATGGACCTTACACAGCGGTTCTAAAGCATCTGGGACGCCTGTACGCCCAAGCTGTCTGGCTACAGACCCATCGTAGTGGGTATAATCAAACTGATCTAGATACTGCTTTCGGAGCAAAACCCCATACGACTTGATGAACTCAGCGGCACATACACCTGTAAGTCCATCCCCACCCCAACGCATGCCATATTTCTGCCGCCCAATCTCTATTCGACCGCCGCCATAAATGATTTCGGTCGCGGCCTTGGCCACCCACCGCTGTGGGCTATTCCGCATATGAATTTGGACGGCAGTTAGTTCATCAACCCCGAGACCAAAAGCATGTGAAACGCAATTGTGGGCCACAACCCCATTCACCAGAAACGAGTGACAAGCGGCCTCAACTCCAATGTCATATACTATTCGTCG